TTAAAGATCAGGCGGTAATGACCGAGATAGCCGCTTTGCTTGACCGCGGAGATATTGAAGGAGTTATTACGCTATTGCAGCTTGACCCTGCTACCTTTAGGCCGCTAGAGAACGCAACACTGGCGGCTTATGAGGTGGGCGGCACTACTGGCGCTTCACAGGTTGGGCGCATTCCTGTTGCTGCGGGAACGCTTGTGGCTCGCTTTAACGTTCGCCTGCCTCGTGCCGAAAGCTGGATTAGGACGCTTTCAAGCCAGCGCATTGTTGAGATAGCGGAAGAAACTAAAACCGTTATTCGGTCTGTTCTTACGACTTCACTTGCACAAGGGCAATCCCCACGAACGGCAGCGCTTGATCTTGTAGGGCGTATAGACCCTGTAACGCGCCGTCGTACTGGTGGATTTATTGGTCTGACAGAAAGCCAGGCTCAGTGGTCTGTAAACGCTCGTCTAGAGCTTGAGTCATTAAACCCGAACTATCTGACGCGGGAGCTGAGAGATAAGCGGTTAGATGCTGCATTCGCCAAAGCCATACGCGATCAGACACCATTAAAAGCCAAGCAGGTAGATACCGCAGTAACAAGGTTACAGGCCAGAACGCTGCGCTACAGAGGTGAGGTGATAGGCCGCACCGAGAGTATCAACGCGCTACGAGCTGGGCAGAACGAAGCTATACGGCAGGCTATAGAGACAACCGAAGTGGATACGGCCAGCAGCTATAAAATATGGGACTCTGAAACAGGGCCAAGAACACGCCCTGCTCACTTGGAAGCCAACGGTCAGAAGGTTCCGATTAACCAGCCCTACATCGTTGGCGGAGAGGCTCTGGACTACCCTGGCGACCCTGCCGGAAGTGCGGCGAACGTAATACAATGCCGGTGCAGGTCAAGGATGGTCATTGACTTTGCAGGGCAAGCCGCAAAGGAGATCAGAGGCTTTGGCTAAATCACTCGGTCAACAACTTGCAGAGATAACGCGAAAGTATGAGATCATGCTTGAGGCTACAGCTAAAGAAGCTGCGCAAAACCTGACAAACGATGTGCAGACCAGCCGAAGCCGTGGCGGCAATCTGCCGGTTGATCTTGGCTTTCTTGCTAACAGCTTCAGCGCGTCATTGAACAGCGTTCCGTCTGGGGATTCTGAGAAGCCGCAGGGATACGTCGCAAAGAACTGGAATGATGCGCCGGTTGCGCTTGTCATCAATCGTATAAAGATCGGCGATAGGTTGGTACTGGGTTACACTGCAAACTATGCGCCCTATATGGAAGCGCGTTATGCCTTCGCCAGATCAGCCGCGCAGAACTGGAGGCAGCACGTAAACAAAGCCGCACGCAAAGTAAGAGAGGCCACACGGTGACAAACGAAACGATTTACAGCGCATTAATAAGCCTGCTTAATGACGCGGTTCTTGGGTATCCAGATACTTACCCTATTGCTTATCCTGGCTTCAACTTTACGCCGCCAGCAGAAGGACCATGGCTTGAGGTGTTGTTCTTTCCTAATCGCGGCATTGATTACGATGTGGGTAACAGCGAAGACGTGACGCCACAGGGTAATTTTCAAGTGGCTGTAAACGATCGTCCAGGCTCAGGCGTTAGCACGTTGAACGCCGCGGCTGATGCTGTGATGGGCGTTTATCCAAAGGGTACTCGCATAGCAGATAATGTTAGAGTGTACAGGCCGGCATACGTGAGCAGCATAGACCCAGTGGATTCTGTAATGATAAAGATTGTGACCGTGCCATATAGCGGCTAACGCTTCAATAGTTAATTTGTTATGCTACAATCATCGAGTTGATCAACAATCGAAAATGAGGGTTTTATTATGTCTGGAGCATTAACGCAAGCAGGCGCAAAGTTTTACATCGCAGTGGACGTGGGCGGTGATGCCGTCGTTCAAAATTCTGACCTTGATTTAACCGCTTATGAAGCACTTGAATGGCTGGAGGTTAAAGGCGTTGGTAATCTGGGCGAAACTGGCACGACCACTAACATGGTGTCGTATGACGAGCACGCCACTGAGGTAAGCCAAAAGGGCAAAGGCATTAGCAATGCCGGCGACCCTGATGTTGAATGCCGGCGCATCGGTGATGACCCCGGCCAAATCGAGATGCGTGCCGCGACTTTGACAAAATCCAGTTACGCGTTTAAGCGCGAAATGGACAACTCCCCAGACGCAACTGGTACAGGAACCACTCGCTTTAACCGCGGCTTGGTAGCTGGCCCGCGCGTACCAAACGGCGGCAACGAAGATTTTGACCTTGAGGTTTATACCCTCGGCCTGAATCAGAAGCAGATCACCAAAGAAGCACTGGCGGGCGTGTAATGGATCTATCAACGATCAAGCCAGTTGAACGCACTTATGAAGTAACGCATCCCTATACGGGAAAGCCTACTGGGCTTGTCCTTACTCTTGCGTGTACGCATGACGAGCGCGTAAAGACGGCTATCCGTGCTGCTAACGATCACTATCTGAAGTCTGCCGGCGACAAGCCAAGCCAGAAAGAGTTGGATGATTACGACCACTCGCTGATGGCCGCGCACATCACCAATATTGAGTTCACAGGTGACGCCAATTGGAAAGGCAAGAAGCCTGCTTATTCAAATGATCTTGCCCGCGAAATCTGCGAAGTGCATGTCATTAAAGAGCAGGTCGTTAGGGAGGTTAAGAAGGTAAAGGATTTTTACAAAGCCTAAGCCGGCAGATGTGCGCTTACTTAGTTGCTCAAGCTAAGTACAACACGCCAGATAAGAACGGCGAAACTCGAAAAGAGCGAAACGCCCGTTTTGGACTGACGTATACAGCAGTACAGCCGCCAGATAACGGGTTGCATTTGCTGGAGTGGTTAAGTGATGCGGGCAGGGGTAGGCGTTTTGATAGCGGTTATCCCTGCGCTTTGTCGCTGACAGATTGGCAGGCTTGGGCAGAATTGAGCGGCGTTATTGTAAGAAAGGAAGAGTTGGCCGTGTTGCGAAACATGGATGAGGCTTATATTAACGCCATCTGCAAAGAATTAAGCGAGCAACGAAAGAGGGACCAGACCAGTGGCTGACTTAGCTAGACTTGGATTTGATGTAGACACTGGCGGGCTTCGTGAAGGCCAAAGAGAGTTACGGGGACTGTCTGGGCAATCCGACAGAACCACAAGCAGCGTTAGCAAGTTAGGCGGGGCTATCCGTGCGCTTGCCGGCGCTCTTGCCATTGGCGCAGCTTTTAGAACCATTATTCGCAACACGGTTGAGCAAGAGCGCGTGACTGCGCAGCTTGACCAGACTCTGAGAAGTACGGGCCGCTATACCGCAGAACTTTCACAAGGGTTGCAAGATTACGCATCTGCTCTGCAAGCCGTCACCGCCTATGGGGACGAGGCTGTCATTGCCAGTCAATCGCTACTTCTATCCTTTACGCAGATCGGTGAAGAGGCTTTCCCGCGCGCGCAAGAAGCAGTTTTAAACGTAGCTACCGCGATAGGTACAGACCTAAAGAGTGCAGCGATACAGGTTGGCAAAGCTCTTAATGATCCTGTCATCGGCTTAACAGCGCTATCAAGATCCGGCATAACGTTTAGCGAGTCTCAAAAAGATATCATCAAACAGATGGTAAAGGTGGGGGATGTTGCCGGTGCTCAATCCGCGATACTTGACGAACTAGAAACCCAATTTGGTGGATCTGCTAGAGCAGCAAGGGACACGCTTGGCGGCGCTTTGCAGTCGCTATCAAATACGTTTGGCGATTTGCTTGAAGGTAAGCAGGGCGACGGCGGAATAAGTGGCGCTACTGAGGGAATAAAATCACTAACCGAAACACTTAATAATCCTCAGGTAGTGGCAGGATTTAACGCTCTGGTTGAAGGCGCTTTAAATGCGATTGGAGTTATTGCCAGATTTAGTGCAGAAACCGCGGGCTTTGCAAAGTGGGCAGGAGAAGAGCTTGCTTCCATTACAGCCGGCGCGGCACCTGATGACATTATTAGGCTGCGCGATGAGCTAGACCTTTTATACGATATGCTCGACAACCCCAGCAAAAGAATTCGGTTCTTTGGTAAGGATGGCGCTGTTGTTTATTACAACAAAGATGAAATCCTGGATATGATTGCCGACACAGAGGTCACTCTGGTTAGGGCGCGTGACGAATTAAACAGGAAGCTTGCGGGGGTTAGCACTGGCGGCGGAACTGGAATGGTTATAACCGTGCCAAGACTTGAGCGCCCCACAGAATCAACAGGCCCAACGGAAGAATCAATAAAGGCACAGAAAGATCTTGAAGACCAGCTAGCCCGCCGCCGCGATGCACTTATGCAGTCGCTGGAAAGTGAAAAGCACACGGCTCTAAGGATCTTTGGCGAACGTGACGCGGAAATATCTGCGCTTGAAGATGCGCGGTGGCTTACTGAGATGCAGGCCGCAGATCTTCGAATCCAAAACGAAATTGAAAAGAGTAATCAGCTAACAGAAATACACAGACGCGGAATTGAAGAAAAAGAAGCCGCAGAGGCGGGCTACTGGGAGCGATGGCTGGAAGGTGCAGAAGCAAATCTTTCTAACTTTAATCAGCTATCAGAAGGCGTCATAAATAACTTCACAAGTGGCTTTGGTAATGCCCTTGAGTCTGTTGTTCTTGACTTCGAAAGCGTAGACGATGCAGCTAAGGTTTTGTTTGAATCGTTGATACGTGGCACTGTAAATGCACTGGGCCAGATGGCGGCTCAATGGCTAGCATATCAGCTTGTGCAATCAGCAATGGCAACTTCCGGTGCAGCCGGTGCAGCTAGCGCAATGGTTGCAGAGGCGGCAGCTAAACAACAGATGGCGGCTCTTGGCGCTTTCTCTGCTACGGCCGCCATACCTGTTGTAGGTCCAGCGCTAGCGCCTGCCGCCGCAGCTGCAGCACTTGCGGCTACAAGCCCTTTTGTTGCGGGTGTAGCTGCCTTATCATCTTCTATGGTTGCATCGTCTACCGTCGCATCTTTCGAAGGCGGCGGCTTCACAGGTTCCGGCTCAAGGTCTGGCGGCATGGACGGCAAGGGCGGATTTCCTGCTATGCTACACCCCAACGAAACCGTTATTGACCACACGAAAGGTCAGGGCCAAGGGGTTGTCATTAACATCAACAACGCGCCGCAGGGTACTAGGGCAGAGTCTCGGCAAGGTGCAGACGGCCAGCAAGTCATTGAGGTATTCGTGGCCGATATGAACAGCGGAGGGCCAATGTCGAAAACAATGCAAAGCACGTTCGGAATGCGGAGGCAGGGACGATGAAAGAGTACCCCGATTACTTGCCGCGCCCACTGCGGCGCAATTACGACATTAGCCATACAAGCCCTTTCGCACGCACTGAAATGGTAACAGGCAGGGCTAGGCAGCGCCGAACGTTCACCAGCGTGCCAAGTCTAGTAACCGTCGACTGGCACATGGACCAGTCACAAGCGCCGCTGTTTGAAGCGTGGTTCAAGTATGAGATAACCGACGGCGTTGAATGGTTCATGGCCCCGCTACGAACACCTGAAGCGCCCAATGGCCCGCTTAAAATGTATGAGTGCCGTTTTACTGGCATGTATTCAGGGCCAACGTTTACAGATGATGATGAGTGGGACTTTTCCGCAGAGCTTGAAACAAGAGAGCGTCCATTGCTAAGCCAAGAATGGTGGCTTTATGGGCAACCGTTCATTAGCAGCGCCGGCATCATCGACATAGCACTCAACAGAAACTGGCCGAAGCATGAGCAATAACGAAATAATCGACATGGCCATTAACTGGCCGCAGCGTTACGCGGTGATCGACTTTGCTCTGTGCAAATGGTGGCCTGCATGAGCATAATCCAAACAGTCTACGCTTCCGCACCTGCTCAATACGTTATCTTGCCGACTCTCGAAATATTAGTGCCGGGTGAAGACGCTATAAGGGTGGTGGCCGCTTATGAAGATGTTACGGCAACGCTGGAAACCGCAGAAACCGTGACGTTTCTAGCGGGGCCGTTTGAGTTTAAGCGCCCCGAGAAATCAACACGCGGAAACCAGACGCTTAGTATTGCCATTGCTAACGTCACAGGAGAGGCTCAGAGGGCCGTACAAAGCGCGATGGAGTCAGACCTAGAAGTGCCTGTTATCTATCGTGAGTACCTGTCTACAGACCTCACAGCGCCTGCAATAACGCCAATCAAGATGACGCTAAGAGGCGGAACGTTTGAGGGTATTATGGTTCAGATTGAGGCCGGTTATTATGACTTGCTCGGTACTGCATGGCCGCGCAAACGCTATGTGGCTGAAGACTTCCCAGGGTTGCGCTACTTATGACACTCGATGACTTATTAGCCATACCGTATATCTCAAACGGCCGCAGTGTAGAGGGGGCTGATTGTTACGGACTCGTGCGCATGGCTCGCGTTTACCTGTTTGATAAGCCTTGGATGCCGAACCACGGAGCCGTTGAAGGAGTGGACAAGAAGGCCCTAACAAGCGCAGTGGCTGAAGAGTCAAAGCGGTACAGGCAGGTAAGCCCATACCCTGGCGCGATTGCTACAGCATGGCGCGGGTTTCTTTGCACGCATATTGCAATCGTTGTGGACGTTGATGGCCGGCGCATGATCTTGGAAACTGATGAGCCTGGAAAGGGCGGCAATGGCCCGCGTCTGGTAAACTTGCGCCACTTTGAGCAGCGATTCCTAAAGGTTGTTTATTATGACGATTAAAGTCTATTCCAGCATTATGCCTAGTGAGCCGGATGATGTTTATAGTGACCATGATATAACCATCGAGCAATGGGTGTTAGGCCAAGCGCCAGAGTATAAGCGCGGCGAGATACAGCCGGTTAGCTGCTCTGTGAATGGCGTCATCATAAAGCCGATTGATTGGCCGCTTGTTGTTATTCGCAAAACGGATGCTGTTGAGTTTAGAGTGGTTCCGCGGGGTGGTGCGCTTGGAAGTGTTTTGAGCTTTATATTTCCAGTTTATTTCTTAAACGTTGCGGGGGTTCAGGCGGCTTCAGCTCTTTTCTCACCATCAATACCAGGCCAACAAGGACAAGGCCAGCAGGGGGCAAGGTTTAACCCAGCAGACGCAAAAGCCAACGTCGCCCGTTTAGGCGAAGGTGTCTCAGAGTTGTTAGGCCGATATATCCGTTATCCTGATTACCTGAATGCACCGCGCAGGCTTTATCAAAATACAACGACTCAGGTTCTCAGGCTGATGCTATGCGTGGGCGTTGGGCGATACGAGATAAACCCGTCAAATATTCGAATTGGCGAGACAGCCATTGCAGATATAAGCGGGGCGTCTTATCAACTATTTGAGCCAGGCGTCAGCGTTGCCGGAAATCCGGCGCATGAGAACTGGTATACAGCGCCAGAGGTCGGCGGTACATCATCCAGCTCAGGGTTGCGGCTCAAAGGCGTTACGTTTGATGAGCGCAGCTACAGCGGCTCTGGCGCGTCTACATCTGGTGACGCACTAAGTTCAATCGTAGTTAAAGGACGCTGGAGCGTCGGCATATCTGGCATCGTTAATATCGAGCAATCGGTTAGCGTATCTGGCAACGTTATTACTGGAGCGTTTCAGCATCTTGTTGTAGGTCAAACCGTGAATGTTGAGTCAACGCTTGCAGTTAACGGCACCTATGTTGTCGCAACACTTAACGCCGCAAAAACAGCGCTAGAACTGGAAACCGTTGGGGCTGTTGCGGTTACACCCACTGCCGGCGCTGGCTTTATGACGATTGACAAAGCCGGAACAGAATATGTTTTGTCTGAAATTATAAGCACCACGGCTATTCGGCTGGAGCGCGTCTTGTCTGGTGGCAGTGCAGATCCAGACTGGGCCGATACATTGCCGCAACTTGGCAGCGCGTCTGTTGATATAGCATGGATAGCCGGCGATCTTGTCAGCGAAATTATCGGGCCGTTTGCTGCCTGCCCAAATGGGGAGACAACACAGGCGGTTGAGATTGATGTATTCGCACCTCAGGGGCTTGGCACAATTGATGGAGATGCGGTTAATTCTCGAAGCAGGACAGTCAGAATACGGTGGAGAGAAATTGGAACCACAACATGGACCGTACAAGACCAAACGGTTTCAGGTGCAACGCGTGACCAGCTAGGATGGACGTTTTCGGTTTCCATGCCTAGCGCGATACGGCCAGAGGTTGAGGTGGTAAGGGTCGGCGCTGAAGACACGGCACTGGAAGCGCTTGACCGCCTAGAGCTGACAGCCTTGCGCTCAAAGCTTCCGACAGTCACCAGTTATGCCGGCGTCACAACCATAGCCGTCACCATAACAGGGGCTGATGATATAGGCGGGCAGTCTAAAAACAAAATCAACTTGGAGGCAACACGCAAGCTTGAACCAGTAGCAGGCGGCACAGAAACAGCGACACGTTCAATATCAAGAGCCGCGGCATACGTTGCCAAGTCTCTAGGCTATGGCCTAGACCAGATCGACGTTGGCGAGCTTGAGCGGCTTGACGCGCTTTGGATAAGCCGCGGCGATACGTTCGATTACGTCTTTAGCTCAGGCACGGCAAAGGACGCCATAGACACCATACTGCGGGCAGGCTATGCAGAGATGACGCTCGACAACGGCGTTATAACTCCAGTCCGAGACGAGACTCGCACACAGTTTGAGCAAGGCTACAGCCCTGAGAATATGACTGCACCACTTCAGCGGACTTTTACCGGTAAGCAGCCAGATGAATCGGATGGTGTAGAGGTTGAGTATACCAAGGCCGGAACATGGACAACTGAAACGGTGAATTGCTTTCTGCCAGGCGATCAGGGCATAAAGATGGACAAAATAAAGCTTGAAGGCGTCACCGACGAAACGAAAGCGTGGCGTATTGGTATGCGCCGCAGACGCGCACAACGTTACCGCCGCTGGTCTTATAGTTTCAGCACTGAGCTGGATGCGTTGAACAGCAGTTATATGTCATACGTGCCATTGGTTGATGATGTGCCGAGCTATGGCAAGGTTGCCATTCTTGAATCAATCAGCGCTGACCGTATAACCGTGTCAGAGCCGCTAGTGTGGGAGGCTGGCGTAAGCTATGTCGTTGCTTACAGAGACGAGGCAGGCGACACAGTAGGGCCATTTGCTGCAGCGCAAGGTGGCAGCGACTATGAGGTACTGGTTAGCATCCCGCAGCCATACCCATTGGTTAACCCTGGCGATAGAGAGCCGACACACGTTTATTTTGGGCCGGTTGATCGCTGGAGCTTCCCCGCTTTGATAACTGAAATCTCGCCACGCAACCAACTTGAAGTTGCCGTAACTGCGATTAATTACGATGCGCGTGTATACTTGTCCGATGATGAGAGCTTATAAACAAGCAAACTATTTACAGAGGTTTATTTTATGACTACCTATAACACTGGAAACCCGATTGGTTCAACAGATCCGCGTGATCTTTCGGACAACTCCGAAAACTTTGATAGAGCTGTTAATAACATAGCAACCGCAACATGGGTTGACCGTTTTGGAGTCTCCAGAGTATCCCTTGGCTATGTGGGAACCGGAGCGGGAGGTGCGATTGAAAGCTATGCCTCTGGCCTTGTGATGGGGACTTACAACACGATCATACTTTATAGCGGCGAGTTTTACCGGCCTTCTGCGTCCGCTACACTGCCATACACTACTACAGCAACTCTGCCAAGTGTTGATAGCAATCTTGCATCTGTTGGTGATGCTGTGTTGCGGCAGGATTTGGCCTCTAGCCCGTCAAACGGCGGCGGTGCGCTTTTAGTCACAGGAATTGTTCAGCGAGTCTCAAGCCGCACAGAGATGAAGTCTTATGATGTGCCTGCGGGGTATCAGTTTAGTCTTGAGGAAGGTGGGCGCAGCGGCTTGTTTGTGGTCAAGACTGGAACGCCCCCCGCAGACACACAAGAAGGCATATATGTTGCTCTGACCAACGGTGACTATGCAGAAAGGCTCTACAGCGGGGCAGTAAAGATTAAGTGGTTTGGGGCAGTTGGTGACGGGGCGACAGACGACACGACAGCGGTATCGGCTGCACTCGGCTTTTCTAATTTTGTAGACGCAGAAGATGGTGCATACGTATGTACATCTATCATTACGACTAATATCTCAGCACTTGTTGAGTACCGGCTAATCGGTGGCGGCGCAATCTTTGATTTTTCGTCTTTGGATTCGACTACTGCCGGAAGTTGCCTGAGCTTTTTGGGCAGTTCAACCTTAAAGTTTTACGCCAGCGGCATTAAGCTCGTGGGACAGTATCAAGACGTAGATGGCGTGTTAGACGGCCTTGAGATTGACGTTTGCGCTTACCTGAATCTTGATGGAGTGGACGTTTCCGATATTGGGCATTCGGGGGTTTTGGTTCTCGACGTTAAAGGCTCAGGCGTGATTTCTAATAGCACTTGGTATCGCTGCGGGTATGGCGGGGCAAGCATCTTCGGAAATAACGTGGTGCTTGAAAATGTCGCGTCTACCTTAGCGGGGCGTCCTGTGATGGGCGAAGCTGAAGGCTACGGCGTCAACTTTAACGGCACCAATGGCACCATTCGAGACTGTGTTTTTGCTGATAACAAGCGATACAACATTGACGTCAGAAATCACAATAACGTCAAGGTTCTAAATAACAACCTTTCAGGCGCAGGCTTTGCCAATATTCACGCTATCAACGAAAGCTCAACCAAATCTTTTTCAGATGGATTATTCCAAGGTAACGTCCTTGACGGTGCTGGTGTATCTCGTACAGGCATAAGGACGGGCGTATTTGGGACAGGCTCAACCAATCCAGTTGGGACGCTTAGAATACTGGATAACATATTAAAGAACCATACAGGAACGACAACCTACGGCATAATCGTTTATTGCGAAAACGACAAAGCACCTAACGAGGTGGTAATTACCGGAAATCTATTCCAGAACAACATAGGAACCTCCGTCAACCGACCGATTAATCTTCGGGCTAACGCTTCTGGCACTTCAATAAAGTACGCAGAAATTAAAAACAACCTAATTAAAGAAGCGGGCTTCATATCGCTTTCATCTGCCGATGTAGTCCACATTACAGGAAACACCCTTCAAAGCTCGGTAGATGCGGTGATTGCCACTGGAATTTTAGTCGATAAGTCGGTTGGCGCGGGCACTTTTGCGATGGTCAGGGATAACGACTTTCACTCAACCAATGGAAGCTATACAAATCCTATTGATATAACGTCCGACTTTGCCCTTACCGATAAAGCCAATAACTATCTAAATGGCGTAGGCCCAAGTGTCATTTACAGCAGAGGCAACTTTAACAAAGTTACGCATACCGTAAGCTCTACGGGAAGTCGTGATTTATTTAGTATAACAGGAGCGGCAACCTTCACAGGGATTTATGTAAACTGGCATGCTAGGGCAGGATTCAGCTCTGCAAGAGTATCAGAAAGTGGAACTTTTATACTTGATGCTCATTTTGATAGTAGTACTCCTGTTATTCCGGGAGTGTCACCGTACACGATACCGATGACAGCAAGATCAGAAAACAACGATGACTATACTTTGAGCGTAGACTTTATAGCGACAGTTAGTGGTTCAACTATTACTATCTCTGCTTCTACAGCAAGTACAGGCGGGGATGTAACAGTTTATGCCAGTATTGAAAGTATTGGTAGTTCTGCTATCTCGCTATTATAAATTGGATGCGTCCTTAGATTGCTAATTATGCAACGTATTAATAGGGTACGTCATTAGGCCGGTATTGCACCGGCTAAGTTTTACAGGAGAACATACATGGAGATAATCAAAAATGAAACACTAGGCCAGAAGCAGCGCCGTTTTGTGCCGATGATTGCGCAGCTAATCGCGTTTGCTTGTGCCAAAGTCTAGGAGGTTGCATGAACACTGAATATTTCAGCACAGAAGAATTCAGAGAATGGTCTGATGAAATGTCACCCAGACTGGTGACAATGCTTGACGTGCTGCGCTATCAGCTTGGGCGGGCAATCATTATCAGCCCGCACCCTGACAGCCTTGGGCGGAACCTTGGCCGCGACGATATGTCCGCTCATAATATTGACCACTGGGGTGAAGTTATTGGGGGCGATTTCTTTGTCGATGGCGTGATACATAGAGAAGCAGTGGAGGACGTTGCGCACAAAATGAAGATGATAGGCTTCACCGGCATTGGCGTGTATTCGGATACGCATTATCTTGACGGACCGCACCCAATGTTTCATGGTGACGTTAGGCCGAACGAAAACATGGGAAGCCCTGCAACATGGGGGCGCGTGGAAGGCAAATACACCAGCCTAATGGCTGCAATTCAATCTGTTAAACTTGGAGTTAATAATGGAACCTAATAAAGCATGGTATAAATCAAAAACAATCTGGGGCTCAATCGTCGCAATCCTTGCGCTCGTGGCCGGGGCATTCGGATATAGTGTTGGGCAAGAAGCACAGGCTGAAATCGTAAGCGCAGTCATCGGCGTAGTGGGTGGCCTGTTTGCCATCTATGGCCGTATCAAGGCTGTGGAAAGCGTAAAGTGATTGATAGGGTAATCTACCTGTTGGCGGCGCTTGTTAAGGCCGTCAAGCGGGTATTGCGCAAGAAAGAACAACGTGAGGCCCAAGATGAACGTGCCCAGATTGACTCGGACTCTGCTCAGTACGCTGCTGATAAGTTTGGCGATGGCAGGGTGCGGCGCGTCAATGCCGACAAAACCAACGACACCGAGCGGCCTGACGGTGATAGCCGGTGATGGGATGGTGTGTTATCCAGAGTCTGATAATGCTCAGTTGATGGTTTATATTCTTGAGCTTGAGCGCGGCTATAATGCACTGTAATGACTATACTGATATAATTCATACTTAACACACCGACACGCAGTAAAGGCCGGCAGATGCGACCAGAGCAAGACAATATGGCCGACATACATGAAAGAGTGGGTAAATCTGAGCAGCACTTCCATACTTTAAAATGGCGGGTTGAACGCCTTGAAGAGTGGCCACCTAGAGTTTCCGAACTTGAGCGAACAGTTCAGGACTTAAATAGCAATATGATTAATCTGCAAATTGCACAAACTGAAACTAGGGATGAGATGCGGTCCGGTTTTAATTCGATTAAAGAAGAAATTAAAACCGGATTTAGAGAATTTAGAGCGTCGGCCAGCGTAAACCAAGGGCGTCGAGCGGGTTTATCCAGAGGCTTCCAGATAGCAATTGTCGTGCTTACCATTGGTGGCGCTGGTGCTGGCGGCTTGTTGTGGTGGTCGGATCAGCCTGCTTCCGTTGTCGGAATGTCTGCTAAATGCGAAGACGGAACTTACAGCACAAGCAAAAGCCGGGGCGCTTGCTCCGGCCATGGTTGGGTTGATATTTGGATTAATTGAGGTTAGGGTTTGTTATCACCTTCCGCCTTTTAAATCAACTGCCGCGCATCAGCAACAATATCGTGTATGTCGTCAACGTGCGGCTCTCCGCTTCCGTAGTGCTCAAAATCAAAAACTAGACGCTTTGCGATTTTCTCAAGTTCAGCCACTCGCGCCCGACTCCGATCGAGTTCTTGCACGGTCCTGTTGAGCCAGATAGACATCTCTTTAACACGCCTAACTGTCAGGTGCTCATCCCTTAAAGGCTCACCAGTCCACCCAGCAACATGAGCAGTGACACGATGAATCTCTAGTAAGTCAGCATGCACTGACTGTAGCCGCGCCTGGGCCTGCTCAAGCTGACCCTTTAGCTGATAAATTTCTTCATACGGGTCGCAGAATTTGCCCGACGCAACGTGCTCAATCGTTTTCCATGTGTGCTCATAATTTAGCCAGTCTTTCTCTACCACCACGCAGTCCGTGCAGGGTATCTGTGCGCCCGACAGTAGGTCGCAAAGCGCTGTGTCTTGGTCTTCAGTCAGGTTCTTCTGCTTTATGACGTAGTATCTTGCTTCTCTTTTAAAGTCGCTCATAAACCACCTCCAGCCGTGTCGGCCTCAGCGGCGCTTTTCCGAAGCAGACTGGCGACCATTCTGATGTCGCTCACAGTCATATCCCGAACCATCTTCTCGGCTATCGAATCAACCGCATCAGCCTTCTGCCGCAGGAGCCATGCATCACTTACCGAATCCCTCGCTGCCTCAGCCCTTTTCAGCATTGGCAGCTCCCAGGCTTCGCTTCTGTAATGCTGAATCAACTCTGTCAGGCTACGGCGCATTTGAGCCACTCGCGCCTGAAGCTTGTCCCGTTCAGTTTCAAGATCATCCACCTCATACTGCGTTGCAGACTCACTAGATGTTGGACAGGCGAGCCTTATCTTCCTGTTAAGCTCTTTGTACCTAAGCTGTTTAGTTCGCTCACTGTCGCTCATGATTCCTGCTCCTTCTTTAGCTGCGGGGCACCTTCACGCCACGACTGAGCACTAAAATATCGGCGCTCTGTCGCTACCTGCGGTACCGCGGCGCTGGGTAGAGCGCTCAAAAGCAAATCGTTTGCGAGCGCGTAAAGCATGATTTCCGGTATACGGTCAGCGGCCAGTCTTGCTACGTAGAACCCAAGGCCATCAGCATCAATAGTGATTCTTTCTTCTGATTCGCGTTCAATCTTCCAACCTTCCGGCACCACGGCGCTGGGCGGGTCGTTGTATAGCTTAAGAGCAGGCAACTGGTCCCAAGGAAAAACCCACTCAACCGGCTCCCCGCGATCCTGTGCGCTGACATTCATCTGGTTAATGTACTGCGCCATTTGTTTTACGCGGCTCACAGTTAGCTGCTCAGTGCCGTCCAATTCCTCAATCTCAGAAATGCAGGCGGTGATATTATGGATCTCAAGGAGACTCTTTCGGGCCTCGCAGTTGCAGCTACTGTCAGTGGTGTCCTGTGTGCGGGTTGCTTGCCATTCACAAGCCTCCTGCCAGATGTCCCAAGAATCCTGAGTTATTATGAGTGCATATCCACCGTCCTCCGATTCCGGGCATCTCATTGTCAAATCAAACCCAAGACGGGCCGCTGCTTCTTCGAATGCCTCTCTGCTATCGCTCATTTTGTTGTCCTCATAAAGATGTTTCTACTTTGTTGCCTGATACATATTTCATGTAGCTATGGTCACAGTGTGGGCATGTTGAAAAACTGTTCCACGTTTCACCCTCAGGCGAAGGCGCAGTTAGTATTATTTCTCCACACGATGGGCAATCAAAACTAATCATGTCGCCAAATTTTGATTTGTACCTGTCTACGTACTCCAGATATTTTTCTTTAAGTTCGCTCATCTCAGTAATACCCCTCACAAATCCCAAAACTCACCACCGGCGCAGTCAAGAACCGGCGAACGTAGTCTACTTTTTCCGCTATTTTCGGTGATTTTTTCTTTGAAAGGCCATAGGTTCCAATAGCCCTAACTCGTTCAATTTTTATACCAGTGTCCAAAGATATTGCGCGGGCACTATCTTTTTCCCAAAGCATTTCAAAGTTTAGACGCTTACGAACATCTACCTCAATAGCATTAATAATATCTACAGGTATTTCTTTTTTAGAGTCGTTGCATTTTAAGGCAGTAAAACCGCGACGTGCAAGCTGGTAAACTGTGACCCTGCCTACGCCGTATTTTTTCCCAATCACCTTGTCATTAAGACCTTCTGCAAGTTTGGCGTATAAGCGCCCAAGGGCGTAGCGTGTTTCGATGTATGCGCGTAGTTCTGGGGTGACCTTCATTTCTTTTGCTCCTTATCGGCCTGATCAGCGTCTAATCGCAAAACTTTAACCTCTCTTTTACAATGCTGCACTGCCATTTTGATTCCAGTTATTTCATCTTCGGACAGATTAAAAGCAGAACGAAGTGAATGTATGTCACGCATACACTGCTCTATAACATCAGCCTTTTCCCGCAGGAGCCATGCGCCTGAGCGTTCACCCAACGCCGATTCAAGGTCTTTAAATGATGGCATGCCGACACTTGACTTCATATGCGCTTGCAGTAACTCTGAGCCAATAGACTCCAGCTCAGACACTCTTTCCTGGGACTGCTTAAGCGCCGCCTTCAACTCATCCGCCAGTGTATGAAGCCGGTCTATTCTGTCGCAGTCCGATGCATTGCGACTGCTGCACGATTCGACTAGCATCTGGAGCCGGATTTTTTCACCCATTAGGTTGCGCCACATATTAGGGCCAACTAGTAGGCCATCTACTTCAATGTATTCGCTCATTGCTTTTGCTCCCGCTCGTATTGCGCGGCGGCTAGTAGTGGGGCGGCTTTAACTACCTCGGTAATCGCTTCAACCTTCAGCTTGGCCAAGCTTTTTTTGGCGGCCCCGTTGAGCGCAAAAACCGAGTCATAGAAAATTTCAGGCTCCATTGTCCTCATCGCTTCAACGACGTCGTAGGTGCCAAAACTTTTGTAGCCATCGACAGTTTCCAAGTGGAAGTCCTCACCACTAGCCATGGCCGATGCTATCTCTATTGCCAATTCTTCCACTCGCGCCTCATCTTCTGCGGCGTCGTCTAGCTGCTTCTGGTTTTGTGCTGGGGTCATGTTACGGATTCCTTGTTGCGTGTGGGTAGCTGTTGGGGCAGAAAGCTTCTGAATTCATGCTAATGCAATTTCTGTCTATTGGTTTTCTGTAAACTTTGCTCGGCGTCAGGACTTTGCATTCCCAGAAAAAAGCAGGAATTAATTCATATACTGCGCAAAAAGCCGTGTTAAAAGCAGCATCTTGTACAAGTTTCTGTCTTTTCCATGATTCATTTGGGGCATTCAGATTAGCCAAAACAGCCCGCCACTTAGTCATAAACGCCTTATACTCTTTTCGTGTCATTTGCTGCATTCTATATCGCTCCTGTAAGCCGGCCAGCCAAACTCGCCGTTGGTGTCTTTATGAATCTGGCGCATGTCGCAATATTGGCGGGCCTGGTAGTCGTCTGTGTCTTCCACAATCAGTCCTAAAAGGATAATCCCTACTGACATACCCATCATGAACTTAAGCATCTGACTGCTCCTGACAAAGCTCCAGCGCGGCTGTAAGGGTGATCATGTCTAGCAAGCGGCGGTTGCCTCCCATCGTCTTGCGCAGAGCCGTGGGGAATGACTCATTCTTAGCGACTCGCCGCGCCACGTCTTCGTAGGTCAATGGCAGGTCACATAGCCCTGTGTCGATAAGTTTTTGCGCTTGCTGTGTGTGGGTCATGCCGTTCTCCGTTCCGTTGTTGATGAAACAATACTAATCCTTCTATCATCGCTTCGTCAAGCTTGCTTACACGTTAATTCACGTTTATAGTGTTTACCTCAATAACGAAAGGGGAAAGGAATGGAGACTATAGAGGAAGTGCTAGAGCTGGCAAGGTTGTCTAGGGTGACGATTACGGAGGCTTGCAAGGAAGCAGGCATCAGTAACAACACGGTAAGTCAGTGGCGCAAGGGTGTGCAGCCAAGACCGGTTAAATTCTTTGCATTTAGATATCAAGTAATAAAATTGGCGTGGGCTTACCGAGCATTCCCCACCATAGGCCACCATGCAGCGCACGATCTTGGTGTACGCAAACTTTTGGAGATGATGAGATGAAAAAAGAACTAGAATTTCTCGCAAAAAACGTCATTGAGTGGCGGGACTTGGCTGGCGCTAGCACAACGGTGCTTCTCTGGAACGACAGAATGGGCGGGCCTGAGTGGCTTAATCTGAAATACTTCCCAGACAGCGACGGGGTTAGGCGGGAGGAATGGCAGGACGCCCGCAATGAACTTGGCCTCCTAAGCCCATTTATGACACTCGAAGAAGAAGAGCTTCCGGCAATCGAATACAAGCGCACAGCCGAGCAGTTCTTGCTGCAAGCTGGAAACCTGTTAACCGAACGCGGCAAGCAATACGACCAGCCCGCGGGGGAGCGAAGCATGGGGCGCACTGTGGAAGCGTTCAACGCTATTACAGGCAAAGACCTAAGCGAGTACGAAGGGTGGCTTCTAATGAGCCTGCTGAAGCGTGTCAGGCAAGCTAACGGGTATCACAAGGACAGTGCTGAAGATGCTGTGTCGTATGCGGCTCTTGAGGCTGAAGCTTTGGAGCGTGGGCTGTGAACTGCAACGCCGAAAACCGAATAAAAGCCCGCCGCGGCGAACAGTGCGCAACGAAGTTAACCCAGGTTCAGGCGCTTGAGATATTCAACCGCCGCGCTATTGGCCGTGAACTGACATCCGAAGCGCACAAGTTGAGCAACCCAGCGCTGGCGGAGAAGTATGGTATCAGCCACAAGTCTGTTGGGCGCATCATCAACGGGCACCGGTGGCTCACTAAAGGCAAGGGCAAGTATGGCGTAATGGAATACGCAGACGCGGGCACGTTGCGCAGTGCAGCTAAGGAGCGCGACCGGCTTAAGAGCCTTGCGGCAGAGCATAGCCTTAAGGCCTTGGCCGCACAGTTTGGCGTTAGCGAGAACTTGGTTAGCCTCATCGGCACCGGTGACCGGTGGGTTTATTTGTCAGTGAGTAAAAGCAAGGGGAAAGGATTATGAGAATTAGATTCGCTTGTTGGGCCATAGAGCTATGCATCAAACTGCTACCAAAGCATTATCAATCAGAAAGATTTATTACTAATTGCATTAAAACTGGACACATAAAAGTGGAATCGAAACTATGAGTGATGTAGTTGACATAGCAAACGAAACAGCAGAATGGCAGAGGGCAATGGGTATCAGATCAGCGTTGTTTAATGCTGGCACACTTCGACCTATTAAGCAGTGCTATAACTGCAAAGAGCCGCTTAAAGCTGGCCTGTTCTGCCATGGTGGGGAATGCCGTGACGACTATGAAAAACGCAATAGGAGCAACAAATGGCCATAATCGGAGATAGTTTATGATTTTTTTATATGCTTTGATATTTTCGCTTGCAAGCACTTGCATGATGGCCGGATTCGAGTTTCATGCTAGAAGGTTCGCATGGGCAGGTATGTTTGTCGGGCTTTCGATTTACACTGCTGTATCAATTGTTGGAGAAGTTGCCTGATGACCATCAAAATAAAACTACTACACAACTACGCAACGCAACCCACGCGCGGCACAGAAGGCAGCGCGGGGTTCGATCTGTACGCTACTGAGAACCACACCGTATGGCCTGGCGCTCGCGTGAAGATACCCACCGGCGTATCGCTTGGCATCCCTGCCGGTTACGCGGGTTTTATCTGGCCAAGGTCTGGAATGGCGATTAAGTACGGGTTTGATATTCTGGCAGGATTAATTGACGCGGATTTTACGGGAGAAATTATGGTGGCGGGCATGAACCACGGCGACCAAGCTATCGAGATCCGCCGCGGCGAACGGGTGGCGCAGATTGTATTCAGTCCTGTTAACGTGTTGTGTGAGATGGTGCAGGAATTGGATGATACGGATAGAGGG